CTGCCAATATATCATCTGACAATATGTCGTAATCCAATTTATCATCAAAGTCTTGACCTTCTTTAGAACCTACTTTCTTATTACCAATTTTCTTTAACATTACTTTCAGTTGTGCTTGTGCTTTTGCTCTTTCTTTTGGGTCTCTATCTTTAATACCAATTGCCATAGTACCTTCTTCTACATAATTTTCAGATATTTCGTCTACTTGAATCTCCTCATTGTAAGGGAATCCTTTTAAAGGGTTTTGGAACACTTGACTAAAGTGTTTCTTTTTCTTTTCTACGGCCTCTTCATGATATGCCTTATTTCTATCTTCGATATACTTCTCTACTGATTGACCAGGCGTGTCTTCTTGATATGCCATTCTTGTTTCGTCTGTACCTTGTTCATGTACACCGTTGTCGTGTTTATTTCCTGCCATTTGGTAATAACCCCTTTTCTTTTAGTTTTCTAAGTCTTGGTTCAGACCTATTATATTTTTGTGATACTATTGATAGATTGGATTTATCGTTGTTCATAGGGTTGTTATCCTTATGATGAACGTCCTTTCCTTTTATATCTTTTCTATCTTTTAGACTTCTTCGTGCCTCATTTCTTTTTGTTCTTCTTTTAACCTGTTCAGGTTTTGAATGGTAGTCTGCATACTCTTTTTTATAATCTCTTTCTTCTTGTTGAGATTCCTTTTTCTTTTCTGCAGATTTTCTATCTGCGTCTCTTTTAGATTGAATTTGTTTGTCTTGAGTTTCTTTCTCTTTCTGTTGGTCTATTCTAGAAGTTTCTCTTTCGTGTCTATCTTTAAGTGCTTCTAACTCTTGTTCATGGTTTGCCTTGAGTCTTTCCATCTGTTCAGCATGTTTTGCCTTTAGTTGAGCGGCATCAACAGCCGCGTCTTCTTGTATGTTATCACCAAACTTAAGGAACAGTTTATTTTTGTCTTGTTTCTTATCAGTCACTTTATAACCTATAAATGACCCTACGGTGTTAATCATACCAAGACCTTTTTCAGGGTTCTTTTTATATTCCGATTCTAATTTTCGTTTAAGTGTTTTAAAAATTGCATCAATAATCTCAGCAATACTAGAAACTAGTTTACCCTCTTCTACTGATTCGGGAACACAATTAGGAACCATTTTGTCCCCTTTCTTTTTCATACCTTTTTGTGTGTATCCGTCCCAACACTCGTCTTGTTCACCTTCTCCAAACATTTTTTTATATTTTTTAGTGTGTTTTGACGGTTTGGTTTCTGCAGATTTATCGCCTGGTGCAGGTTCATATGCAGAATCATCATCATCTGCAGCCTTTCTGCCTTTTTCGAAGTGTCTTGCACGAGCGTCTTTTGTAGATTTTGCCATTTCGTCACCGTCAGCATCTTTTGCAAAATACTTCTTAGGTTGAGTACCGTCACGGTCTTTGATATCTTTATCTTGTGCGACTTTCTTCTTTTCTAGTAATGTGTTTAACATATCCATAATACTATTTATATCTTTCCAATAACTGTCTTCTTACCAGTCCTTCTACTTTTGAATGTTTTTAAGTTTGACCCAAATGGACTTGGTTTTTCTGTTGGTGGTTTTTTCACCATATCTTTACTTCTTATAGATGAATAACCAGTAGTATCCTTCTTCAGCAATTCGGAAGATTTCCAATTAAGTGCAAATTTGTTTTTGGGGAATGAAGTAGTCCAACTCATTAGTTTACTAAAGAGACTAGTAGACTTTCTCTGTAATGATTTTAAATCATCATCATTTGTGACTTCAATGTAGTCTCTGCCAAATATCTTCTTTAAAGATTGTGCATTTTTTTGTGCATTGTCCCAGTCTTGTTTAACTATTTCTTGTGGTAATTTTCTTGGTCTAGATGCATTTCTTTTTTGTGCATTATCTAATGTTGCACTTACGTATATCATTTTTGACTCGTATCCAATCGAGTCTAGCATCTTCTTGTATGAACTAACCTTGGATAAGTTTGCACTAGTAGTGTCAAATATCAACCCTAGTCTACCATCTATATATGCATCCATACCTTTTGCAGTCACTTTCTTTGCTTTTGCACGGATTGGGTCTACTTTATCAAAGTCTGCACCTCTTAAGTCAAGTGTCATTCCTGCTTTCTTTAGACCGAGTTCAAATGCTTTATCTGTATTGACTAGTTTAAGACCAAGTGCTTTTAGTGAAAGTGCATCAACTACTGTTGACTTACCACTTCCTGGCCCACCTGAAAAGAAAACTGCTTTGAACGTGCCTGGGTCATAGACTCCTTCTGTAATTAAGTCTTCATACATATATGCAGGTAGTGTACCTTCTGCAATACCCATTCCTTTACGAATATCTTTATATAATTGTTCTATATCTTTATTTTTTCTACTAGGGACTCCTAGTTTAAAGTTATCAAAATCACCTTTCTCTGCATATGCTCTCATTTTACTTGCAGACATTCCACTGACATCATCTGCCTCGGGGTCTCTTTCTCCTGCAGAGATTACTTCTATACTTTCAAACTTATAGTATCCATGTCGTGCTTTGACTCCATTGTATTTGTTTAATAGTATTTCAAATTCTTTTACTCGGTCTGAACCCACAACCATTCTTACTTTATTATACCCTTTGTGTTGTAATTCGTTTGCAATATCGAATACAGTTCTTGCGTCTGCGTCTACCACAATACGACCAAAAAACTTTCTTAGGTATTTTATTTTATCTTTATGTGAAAGGGGATTCTTTAACTTATCATTTGAATGAGAAGAGAACAAAAGAACTTCATATCCTTTTGCTTCTTTTTTGAGTTTATCTACTAACTTTCCATGACCTGTTGTGGGTGGATTGAAACGTCCAAAAGTAAAAACTGCACCTTTGTCTTTTGCCTCTGTTAGAAATTTTCCGAATGTCTTTTTCATTACTTGTCCCAGTTTTTTTGTGCAGTAAAGTTATTGAATGCAAACTCCATTCTATCTACAAGTTTGACTGCACTTCCTGATTTATCAATTGCAACATATCCCTCGGGATTTACAACTTCAAATCCTGTTGTTGTTTTCTTAAAAGTTCCTATACTCTTTACTCTATTTAGTCCTTCAATAATCAACTGTTTTGCAATTACTAAGTGTTCCATAAACTTAGTAAGATTGGTAATGAACTTATTTAAACTACGAAGTTCGTTATAAAGTTGTTCTCCAATCTCTGTTTTAATTTGTTTTGTTTTTTCCATTTTAACTTTTGCAACTACCTTATCTCTCCAGTAATTTTCAAAATGTTTCATGTATCCATTGTATGTTGGTTTGTATGAGCCGCCTCTTATAAGTGTATTGCAATATGTTTTGTAAGTTGCACCTGCACCTTTCTTTGCGATAGTCTCCTGTATTTTTTGAAACTTAACTAAGTCTGTTTTTTTGATTCCATGGAATGCTTTACCGACTAGAGATAATTCTTGTGTAAGTTTAAGTGTTTCTTTTGCAGTAAGTGTTGAATTACCCGACACATCTTTATATGATGCATCATCTATCCAAACATCTGTACTACTTCCAAGATTGGATATCTTTGCACCAAAACTTGCAGACAAGTCTTCTATTGTTCCACCAGTGTAAGTAGTGTGAAACACAATACCCATTTTAGAACTATCGATTGTCTTACCCAATTCAGAATCTTTATCTACAGCATATAAAATAGTGTTTGGTTGAAAAGTTATATATTCTTTACCATCTATAATTTTATTTGTTTTATCATCAGTATACATTAAATCACCTTGCATGATTGTATTCCAAGATAGTTTAGATAAACACTGAAATGAAGTTAAGAATTTTTCTTGTAGTTGACCCGAAAGGTCTGAGTTTTTAATTTCGTGTTCTGAAGTATAGAACTTAGGTTCTTTATTAAATAGAGATTTTTTTGCAACAAAGAACTGATTAGTTTCGGGGTGTTTACCACAAAAGATTGCAGGAGCTCCGTCCCATTTTACAGTCATATTTACAGAAGATTTAGAATTGCCCTTCATCATGTCTCTAAGACCTCTTAAGAAGTTTATCGCACCACGACCACCATCAATACCTTGATTGATAATCTCGTCTTCTAAGTGTTCTAAATGTAAATTCTTTGCGCCCATAGTAGTATTAT